CTTGAAATCCAAATCCGCCGGATTCTGGCGATACGTCGGGAGTTAGCTCAATTGCCATAATTATCTGTAAAACCTAGGCATAATGCCCATTGCCATAGAGTACCGCGGGTCAACAAGAAAGTCTTGCTCCTGCGTCATAGTCGGAGTCTGAAGACGTGACAACATCGCTTGGCGTGGCGTTGTGCCACGATTAGCCGTAAGTGATCCGGTCTGCAGAAATTGGTTTCCAAAAGCAGGCGCTTGGTCTTGCGTTCCGGGCAATGCCATGTTTCTCATTATATTGTAATTCCTAAATGCATTAGCATAGTTGGGGATGTCACCGACAATCCCTCCAATGGATGCGGCAATATTGGACTGTTGTTGCCCAATATCTGACTGCAATCTACCCCTTTGGTCCATAAAGTCACGCATAGCCATTTGGTAGCCAAGTTGCTCTTGAGCTCTCTCTTGGGCCATCTCTTGGTTCTGCATGTTGATTAACTGATCCAAGTCAGCTCTGTTCCTTTCCTGCATAATCATGTCGTTCAAAAGACCTTTGCGCTGTTGGCCTGCAATGTTTGAACTGACGCCCTGCATGTAGGCCAATCCGGCACCACCACCTAGGTTCGCGGCAATCTGTCTGCCACGCTCAAACTGCCTGCCTGCCTGCTCATCGGCAGCCCTCTGATAACCCATCATAGGTTGGTCAGCCAATTGCTGCTGTTGGGCGATTCTCTGCCCTAGGAGAGGGTTTCTCCTGAAAGCTGGTAGTTGGGGTGTCTGCAATGAATTGAGTCGCTCCTGAGCCCTCCTACGGGCTTGATTGGACACCAATGCGGATATGAGGTTGCCAGCTATCGGTGCACCAACTGAAATCAATGGGTTAACACCCATTCTTGACCTCATCATTTGGGCATATATGTTGTTAAGTTCTTGCTCTCCCATTTCTATACAAATTTAAGGTATTCAGCCCTATTAGGCATAACATTCTTGCGCATATTTTGGATTTCGCTAAGGTAAGCGTCTTGCCTTACCTGCGCCATAGCGTCTGAAATAGCCTTATTTCTATCGGCCATTTCGCTGGCGTACATCGCGTCGTAGCTCTCCTCAGCGTTCTGCTCCGCCTCCCTTGCAGCTCCACCTCCAAACAACCCTGCCGCCGCTCCACCAAAAGCCCCCCCAATGCTAGCTCCAAGGCTAGCTCCAAGGCTAGCTCCCGCCACTGTTCCTGCACCAGGAGCCAACAAAGACCCGGCAATGGCTCCCAATCCGGTGCCAATAGCTTGGGCCCATGGGGCAGCTTTGGCTTGTCGTTCCTGCTTGGCTTTGCCTGCCATCTCCCGGACATAGTCTGTCCGGCTCGGCATCATGACGGGGTTGTATAAACTTGGATCCATTATCTGAAGACCTTTCTGAATTGATTAACTGCTGACCGAAGGTTTATGGCACTAGTAGTATTGTTGAAGAACAGCTTTATGGTGTGGTAAGACCCGACAAGCCTCTTTCCCGCTGTACCACGAATAATGTTCGCTGTAGCCATTCCAAGACGACTCACAACACCACCCGCTTGGTTGCCCGTAGTGTCGGACGCCAATGTTGACGTGTCGTTGTAAGCCGTGACATTGTATTGACTGAAAAGAGACTGACTATTAATACCAACAATGTCCAGGACTTTTGGTTCATTGACGTCTTTGTTAAAGACGTACTCAATTTCAGCAGAAACCTGTCTCAGGTGGTTTCCTGTAAGAAGGTCTAAGTAATCGTTTCCTCCTTTCCATTGATTGATATGCAAATCAAGCTCGTTATGAGATTGATTCCCACTATGGGATTGGAGCATGTATGTACTCCCGTTTAAGTCAAAGATGTAGAGCGGCCTGTTGCCGTACTTACCGCCCCATCCGTTGCCTTGTACGTCCCAATCCAAATTGGACACAAAAGCATCTAGCTTGGCGTTGTATGTCATCCATGCATTGGTGTCCTGGTTGTCGTACGGATTGTCCTCGTTCCTCAAAAATCCTATAATGTACAGGTTCTTGTCAACACGGTCGTAAGACATCTCAATAGAGTTCTCAAGCCATGGGACATTCGTCTTTGAGAACTTAGTCCTAAACTCCTCCTCCATCCTTGCGAGCGTAATAATCTTGGCACCGTCTAAGATGTTTATCAATACACCTCGCTTGGTGTCCAGGACATACACACCGCCTTCCGTTGGAATCATACAGCGAATAAGCTCTACACCGTAGTTCGTTGTTAGGTACCTTGGCGGTGAGTTCTCGCTAATGTAGGTTCCACCCTGCACGGTTAACACTTCGTTGTCCTGAAGGGTGGTGAGCGACTTATTAACGTACAACAAGGACACGGCGTCGTCTTGGCCAACAATTGGCTCCGCATCGTTGAGCAGGGCAATCTTGGTTACTTTGCCATATCGCTCGTCCATATCAAAAAAATTCAGAACCCTAAACCTTGAAAAACCATCAGCACCTAAGTCCGCAGAGCGTACATCGGAATAGATGAGCCTTGCGGGATAGTTGTTGGAGATTTGAACAAGTCTGTTCTCTGAGAAGAAAGACTTGGGAAAGTTCTCAATTGAATACCCGAAGTTGTAGTTGTAGAAAGCATCAGCCTGGTAATGCCCAACGGTTCCTGGTGTTGCTACAGTCAAATTGTAGTAAGGAAAGCGATTTCTATCTGAATTGTAAAACGCATTCGCCTCTCCCTCGATGTACATCTCGATGTATTCCGGACTTGTCTTTGTGCCGGTTTTAAAACTTCTTGATGAAAGCGCTCCTTGCGTTGAAATCCACCCCTGGCAGGCACCCCTAATGTCTTGATCCAAACTATACGTTCCGCTAGCATTCGGGATATAATACGAAGGTATATTGTATTCGTCATTAACCTTATAGCGATACTTTGATATGAAACAATCTCCGCCCCACACTTCAAGGGTTACTGTTTGACTAGTTCCTGTGATTGATGAATACGCTCCTGTATGAAAGTACTCTTGTATTTGATTTGGATCGCCATACCTTGAGTCTTGTTTCCCGGCCCTCATATTGGCAACATAGAGTGCCTGCTGAATGTCCGTTGATGGACTTGAGTATTTGTTAAAGAAAGTTGCTGATATCCCCGGACCTGATGGCGCATAAGCAAACTCAACCCCTCCGTCAACATTTTCAATTGGGGCCGCCAATGCGGAATTGAATTCTCCCCAACTAAAAAATGGGTAACTAGGCATATACGTGCTATTAGCCGCATACGCTGACCCATTCCATGTTATATTCATAAATGGATTGTTGTAAATCAATCCATTCCTTAGTTGGTTTGTTCCGCCAGTCGGGTTATAAGTGTTTAGATATTGAGAAAAGGCTACACTTGCAAAAGTGTTTGTCCTACCAGTATTTGTAGTGTCTCTTGGTATATACCCAAACTGTCCGGCACTCAATGGGCAGTAATTGGCCGTGATTAGGTACAGCGGGTCGTCAAGGAATTGGTTTAATGAAATCGCCAAGGATCTTTGCGCCTCAATATTAGAGGTCCAAAGGGCAGCATTTGTAGAACCAGAAGACATATCAACAGACGGGTTTCGCTGTTGACTTGTCAAGTCGGTTCCGGCCAAAAGGTAGTTTACGCCACTTCTTGCCGCGCTAATTGTTGATCCAGCACTAGATGCTTGTTCTGTTGAACTTAAAAGTATTTTTGACTGACCTTTTGTTATGGGTATAACGAGCTCAGTCGTTGACAACGACGTCAAATCCATCAATGTTCTTGTGTAATAAGCAAATGCTATTCCCGTACTTGCAAGACTTGAAAGAACGTCTGCGGCCTTTTGTTGTCCAATATATGCCGCTGTCTGTATTCCGTTTGTTTGAAGGAATGACTCTTGTATTTTCCTGTTGTACGTTTGAACGTAAGTTCCGCCGGTCCCCGCAGAACTTTGAGTCTTCATGTTAAAGTAGTTATTTGGATACCAATGAAGAGTATTGTTTACGCAAGAATAAACCCTTGCCTCTACATACCCTGTTGGATACGATATAGACATTCCGTTAGATGGAGTAACTGTTGAGGTCGTTGTCGTAGGAGTTAATGATGACAACGTGAATCCACAAACATCAACAATATCTAGATTCAAAGACACTAGTTCGGGAGTTGGTATCAAAGGCGTTCCAGCGGCATTATAGACATAGTCAATCGCTGGGGCAAAACATTTTTTCCACATCATCCTGTTCTCCGGGATGCTATTTATGCTTTGATATACCGGAAGATTCCATGTGTTCAATGTCGTGGTAGGCGATCCTGTCGCTACACCATTTGGTGACAACACCTCCATATTCCTAGCGGCACCCATCTTGAGCGACTTGGGGCCAAGATAGTCTAACTCTCCAACCCCATTCGTTACAGTATAATCGTTTGATGTGTTATTGCTAGGGTTTCTTCCTTGCGTACACACTCCAACATACATTGAGGCCGGCACGATAGGTGTTTGATAGACAATATCCCTATCTCTATCCATCCTGACGACGGCCATTCCCTTTGCCCATGCAGGGTGACCCGAAACGCTAAGACCAAGACCCAATGCTTGAGGTAGGTCTTTGGGCTCAATGCCGGCTAGTAGGGAGTAAGTCCCATATTCAAGTGTTCCAAACGTTCCAGTTGTTATTGGGCTAAATACGCCGATATGCTCTCTTTTGGGGAACTTCCACGAAAACTGATCTGATGAATGGCTGTAAGCGTTGCCTTTTAATGGAACGAGACTTGCAGTTCCAGTTGTCCCTGTAAAAGACGGATAAGGAGCAAGCAACGTGGCTGGACAAAGGATGATTAGTGTCGTCGTTGACACAGATACAATATCTGACTCAAAACTTAAAGTAGTACCTCCAATGGTCATCGTACAAGAAACCGACTCTCCCTGAACATATCCAGTCGCTCCAGTTGGCCAGTTAGTGCCTCCCGTTATTGTTATGGTATTCTTGTTGTAATCCACCCCTCCTGACGGAATTGTTCCAAATGTTGGAGACGATGTTTTGGGAAGGCTCTTTGTGAATGAAGAAAAATCAATCGGCTTGACTGGCGACCAGTTGCCGTATTCGTCGTGGTATGTTATACCAAAGCGGTAAACCTCGTCTCTGAAGTATCCTCTGTACTTGTTGGTATTGATGGGGTCTTCGTAATCAATTGCTCTTCGAATCGTCCTGGCCTCTATAACCTTTGCCTCTCCATCGCCTATCCTTCGGTCAAAGTATTTAATGTTTCCAGCAAGAAGGCGATTGTCTTTCTCTACAAGGGTCTTGACAGTTTCTACCGGCGCGTCAGGCGCCGTGATTTCGTCAATGTCTAATTCATATTCTGACTCGGTCCCCTTATAGGTTCCTGTGACCGTTCCTGCTCCACTAGATACCGAATTACTTATTTCGCTCACATAAGCAACCAATTGCTTTACGTAAGTTCCATCGTTGTTCTTAACAACCGCAATTTCTATCTTATCGTAGTTACCAGAAACTTCTGAACTAGCTATTGGTATGGAGTAATTAATCGACCTACTAGTCTGTTGCCCAACCGGTCCTCCATAGTAATTGAGCGATGTGCCGCTCGTGTAAGCAAGAGGTATAGCGGGAACTGGATTTGTAAATGTCGACCATTTCGTTGTCGCCAACGGATTGGTTTTCTTCAACCTGTAAGCAAGTTGATACGTACCGGCTAACAGCGCTCCATCACTGCCAATAGACGTAATCGACATATTCATGGCCGAGCTTGCCTTGGATATGAGGTTCATTGATGATGCAGATGCGTAAGGCCACAAGGAGCTATCCATGTCAATCTTACGGATTGTGTTGTTGAAATCCGTAAAGTAAACAGACTTATTCTCCCTGTCGTCCGTAAAGAACGAGTCAATGCTTCCAGTTGCTTGAAAGTTCAGGCTCGTAGTGTCGGTGCATATTTCATAGATGCTCCCATCAGCGTATAATCCGTTTTGTGCAAAAAAGTAGATTGCACTATTGGCTAATATCCCCGAGTCTTGGTCAACATAGCAGTACACCACAAACCCATCTTCAAATTCAGTTCCAATTTTTGCCCTAGCTACCGTATAACCAAGGATGTTGATGTCCCCAACTTGGTACCCGGAAGAAAGAACTTGTTTCTGCAAAAGCTCGGAAGACTTAATCTGGTTGATGATCATCTGCTCTCCGGCACCCGTGAGCTCCATATTAATCGCATTACGGTAAGTCCCCTCCGGTTGATAGGCCGGGGAGAAGTCTTTGTTCATCCCTTTGAAAAAGGCTTGTCCTTCCTTTTTAATCTCCATTAATTAGGCGTTTTTGGGGTGCGCATCAATCTCTTTTGGTTTGGCAGCATCGTGAGCCAAGTGGCAATAGCCGCTTCAATCTCGGGCTTCTGAGGCTGATTGCGTTTAGACATAGCGTCTGCCTTCAGGGTTACCCATTGTTGGTACAAAGTCTGAATCTCGCTCATTGGTATTTCGTTCCGCTTGCGGTAACGCTCCCTCTTCACGAACATGTATTCAATGTAGGCGACAATAGCCCTCAAATAATACTCCGGAATCAACGGAACGCCGCTAGAGTCTACCGGCATGCCGTAGTACCGGATAATCACCTGGTTGTACGAGTTGCCACGAATCGTCGTGCTAAACACGAGGTCCGAGCCTTGCTTGCTCACCACATAGTCTTTATCGTAGGTCGTTTGGTCGTCATCCGGAACCGAAGACCAATAGTTGGAGTCAAACATGGGGTAAGCCACATTTCCTGCTGTGCTGTTCTTGACGGCAATAGAGTCGATGTAAACGCAGTTCGTTGGTATAGGGAAGGTATTGCCCGTCGTGATGGTCCCGGTTGATGTGGTGAGGCTAATGGTCGTCAAACCGATATCCCTCAGACCCTGGAAGGCCCATTCGTAGAAAATGACCCTGTAGCGGTCATTCTCCATGCCCAAGGCAATCATCGCGTTGCTGATGACCTGATCGATTGTTACGGTATTAATCATTGCTCTTTGGCTTGTTCTATGTTAGTTCCATCGTAAAGTTCCTTTTCCCTTATCGATATACCGGCAAGTTGAAGAGACCGGAACAGCAGCTCATTATGGAACATTGGGTCAATCTCGGGATTAACAACAGGCGATATGCTTATAGTCCTTGGGAACACGACTACCTCAACCAAGTAAGAGCTGCCCGATACTGGTGCCGCTGGGAAGAACTCAATCTTTCCTTGGCTTGTCGTGCCGGTTGTCCCGGTAGCAAAAGACGATATCGTGTAAATCGCAGACCTACCCGTGTTGTTTGTGAAAGAGTTAAAAGTCCTAAGATTTCCATATACCCTTGATGCGGCATTGATGGTCCTAACTCTTTTGGCACTGTTATAGTTTGTTGTAGACCCGGTTGCGTCTTGTACGAGGAAGTCAATGACCTTATAAAGCGATGTAGATCCACTTCCTAGAGAAGTGTTTATTACAGAAAACGCTATTTCCCTAGTTCCTGCACCAACGCCCGCGACTGTGACGGTCCTTACCAAAGTTCCGATGCCTTGTTGAAAAGCGTCTTCTCGGCTGAAGTCAAAAATGTCGACGTCCTTGCGGTCCTGCTTCTTGGTAGGAAAAATAATCTCGTCAATAATGCTCAATTGAGCCGTATTAAAGAAATCGGCTTTTTCTGTCGCAGTAAAGTAGGGCGAACCCACCTTATCGCAAATCAAATCAAACCTTGAGCTTAGTTCTGCTGTCGTCATTTTATACCTCTATCTTTCATTTAACAAACAATCCAACACACGGGTTCAAAAGAAAAGGGAGCCGAAGCTCCCTTAACAAACCAACTGAAAGTCTTTTACTTGTCAGTCCATTCTAGGTCGTCGTTTTCTCCAACAGTCAGCACTTGGTTGGTTGTGCCTACGGCTAAGTTCTTCCAGGAAGACCCATCCCAGTACTTGATGTCTCCCTTGGCATCTCCATTGCTGAACCCAGGACCCGCAGGCCCTGCCGGTCCTTGCGGTCCTTGTGGGCCTTGTGGTCCATCATTCCCTGAGTCTCCTTTTGGACCTGTATTTCCAATAGGTCCTGCTGGGCCTTGTGGGCCTGTTGAGCCCGTACTTCCGGATGCTCCGGTTGGACCCGCAGGCCCAGTAGCACCATTGCTGCCAACAACTCTGCCGGCATTGACTAATCGACCGCTGACAAATCGCAGAATCAAATCGCTTTGTTCAATGTAGGCTGTTTCTATTTCGTCAAGTTGTACTTGCGGAACAGCAACTTGTGACGTTTGAGTAGCCAAAAACGTAGCTACCCTATCAGACGAAGATCCGATATTTGCGGCTATTTCAACAGGACTAGCGTCTGGGTGCCTTTCTCGGTACCTCAAGATGCGTAGTTCTGTATCTGTAAATGTTGACGCCATTGCTTGTGCTCCTTATTGGGGCTTCCTGTTCCTGGCATACTTGTTGATATCGGCCATCGTGATCTCTGGCTCTTTCTGCGCAGGCTCCGGGGCAACGCTTGGGGCAGGCTTCTCAGCCTTCGCCTCCCTGTCGGATTCCAAGAATCCAAGACGGCTCTCAATCATCTCAAGGACTTCCTTCTCGTTGACGAGCTTACCAATGGTTGAGTTTTCGTCAACACCAAGGGTGTAACTACCAAAGCGGTAAACCCCATCGCCGGTTGCGATAACGCCACGAGAGACCGCTGTACGCACCAAGTGACGCATACGGGCTTCCTTGTTGGGGATGTTGTAAATCTTTAAGAACTGCTTAGGATCGCGGTCAGCAAAGGTCAATACGCCCTCAAAGGCTGCAATTTCGTCCTCCTCATCGTAGAACATACCACATAGCGAGGCAACTTCCAAGAGTCTCCGTCCTTTCAGCTCTGAAGCAAGGGTAAGGGCTTTGGCGTTCAAAAGCTTGTCCTCAATGCGCTGTTGTGAATCAACCTCGGGCTGTAAGCGCTTAAACAAAGCCTTGCCGTTAAACCATGGCGATTCAGGGTTGTTGGGGTGGTTCATAAAGAACTCCATGAGCTCTTCGTTGCTTTTGTGAATCATATAGGGTTCGTCCGCGTTCAAGTGAAAACGCTTGTACCTTGTGCGACCATCCGGGAGAATCGTTTCAGTGAGCCGATGAATCTTCCCGTCAAGAGTCCGGTATTCGGAAAAGTGAAAGGTTCCGCCGTTTCCGGATTGAAGCATAAAGGCTTCAAAGTCTTTAGTTGTTGCCATTTGTTGTATTTTATAGCCTAATAACAACAAACACTACAATTAGTTCCAAAACAAAAGCCCCCGCCTTGTGGGCGAGGGCTTCGTTTCCTCCGATAAGAGGGGTTACGCTGCGTACAACAAACCGTGGTTGTTGGCTGCGCGCAATTCAACACCGATGGAAGAGTAGAAGTCTACCGTGAATCCATCTTTACCGTTAGAACGAGAGGCTCCGGCACCGGCTTCTGGAGAGGTGATACCTTCCTGGACAGTACGGCGGAACTCAAGGCTTTGGCCCAACAGGTCTTGCTTATAGCGCAAGTTGATGAGCGGGTTGCCACGATCGTCGGTACCCATGTTCAAGAACAACATGGCTTTATCCCAGTTGATGCCGGAAGTGGCAGGAGCAGGGAACAGAGCCTCGTTGGCGAATGGGTAGTACAGAACGAAGTTCAAGATTTTGTCCATGAACTTGTACTTGGTGATGTTCAAACCGGTCATGATGCCATCGCCAGAGAACACGCCGAAGCTGATGCCACCGTTCAAGGTGTAGTCGCGGAGTGCGAACTGAGCGTCAGCATAGGCAGAGCTACCGCAAAGCACGGTGAACTCGGTTGCGTTGCTGTTCAAGCACATCAAGCGAACTTGCTCGGCCAAGTCGGTCTCGGCAATAGCAGAGGAGTAGGTTCCTACAACACCGCTGGTGATCACACGCTGCAAGATACCGTTACCTCCCAAACGAGTGCTTCCAGAAAGAAGGTTGTTTGTGGTGCTGGTAGTGCTAGCCTTGGCTGCCAAGATGTACATCTCGCGGTCCATGGCCATCTCTTGCATGGTCTCCATCTCGTTGATGTAGTAGTAAGACCACTCGCTGTCAGACTTCTTTACGTACTTGAGGTTAGAACTTTGAGTAGTGGAACAGACCACAGAACGACGCATGATACCCATGTACTCATTCACTTGGCTTTCCTGCCATACACGACCGGATGGGCTGTCGGAATACTCCTGTTGCAGGTTGTACAGGTGAGCAAACTTAATTCCATTAGTTGCGATGCTTGAACCAAAGGTGGCCCCAAGAGATACAATGTTTAGCGTTCCGGATGCGCCATTACCTCCGGCACCAGTTAAACCAGTGATGGTGGCATAAACATCGTTTTCAAAGCGGATAACGTCACCGACCAAGAAGGACGCTTGAGTTCCGGATGGAACGGTCACGGTACCGGTTGAGTCACCAGAAGCACCTACTGGAGCAGTCGTGGTGGTAACCGATTGACGGAACTTGCCCTTCTCAAACCAGCTGAAGAAGTCGTTGCCAACAACGGGGTTCTTACGACCGATACGGCCCAAGAGGGTTGTGATGGTGTACTGAGGGAAGCGATACGTGATGTAGTCGCTGAAGTCGGGTTTTTGAATGCCCCCGAAAACATATTGCCCGTTTACGTTACCGGTTTGGATAACGCCAGGAGCATTGTTGCTTGGATTGCCTGTATTAATGTAAGCCATTTTTTTTGTTTATTTAAGTTTAGAACAAAGGTTTTTCACCCTTTCTCAACCTTTCAACTTCTGATTCAACAGTAGACAAAGCCTTTCGTGGAGTAGTCTCAGCAATGTTCGTTGCTTTCGGTCTCTCTACGTTGGACAAGTTTTGAATCACAGCGGCTTTTCCTGAATTCTTGGCGCTACGGGTAGCGTACTCAAGTACCTTGTCGAACATCTCCAATTTGTAGGCGCTTTGCACCATCTTTTGGAAATCCGGTTCTCCATTAGGCTTCAGGAAGTGCTTGATCTGGAACTCAGTTGCTTTGGCTTTATCGTTGTAGGTGGTGAGCATCTTTTGGATGCTTGCACGGTCCTGGTCTTTGACCTTAACCCTGTCCACTTTGTCGATGCCGTTGATTGCCTTACGGAGGTTCTCATCGTAAACACGCTGATGCTCCTGCGCCTGTAAGGCAATCTGTTGCTTCTGAGTATCCTGCTGCAACTTCAAGTCCTTTCGTATCCTCTTCGCGTTAAGGCGAATTTGGGTCTCGTCAAGGGAGGCGATGTACTCATCAAGTTCCTCCTTTGTATCAAAGTCGGATTTAAGCTCATACGATAAAAGTTCCACGTCGGGGACTGAATCGTAATCAAGAGTCGACAAGCCTAAATAACTCAGCCAGTCACCTCCCTGCTTCATGATCTCATTCGCCTCTCGGATCATATCGTTGGCGAAGACGGTCTTGGTGGATTCTTTCGTTTCCTCCAGTTCCTGCTTTAGGTTCTTGAACTTTTCTACAAAATCCTGGGAGGTGTTAACTCCCTCAAGTCCAAGTTCCTCAAACTCGTTTTTGTACTTTGTTACGAAATCATCCGTAGCAGGTACTTCAACGCCTTCGTCAAGGTCAATGTCGAAATTGAGGTCCGTGTTAGGGTTCTCATCTGCATTAACATTTTCTGTACCGGTTTCGTTTGCCGGTTCGTCTCCATTTGGTTCGTCATCCAAATCAACCGGTGTTTCGCTTGAGACCTCAGGGGTCTGTGGATCAATTTGTGGTGGCGCTTCAGGTTGACCGTTGAGTGCATTCAACGCTGCTTGCTCGTTCTCGTCGCCATTAATGGCCACGCCTGTTGGCTCGCCATTCAGCTTCTGAAGGGCTAGTTGTTCTAATTCTTCTGACATGTTTATTGGGTTTTTTGTTCTTTTAACGCTTCAACGATGAGGTTAAAGTTCTGCTCCTGTTCTTTTTTGAGCATATCAAGTTGAGTTTGCTGCTCCATCGTGCGGTTCTTTAACTCTTCTCTTAACACCTGAAGTTGACCTTTGTTCTCGGAGCGAGCTCTATCCACCTGGATTTGCTTCTCCGTGTCGCCAAGCATTTGTTGTTGCATGAGCTGCTGCTGCATGGCGCCCTGCTGTTCCTGGGCCTGTTGTGCTTGCGCTGCTTTGCGATCCTGCAGAGCCAAGAACTTCTTAACAGCCTCCTTCGTGTCGGGGTTGTAGAGCAGTACCATCGCCTCGGCGAGGGTGACATTGCTTGACTGTACAGCCGTGGTAACAATGCTCTCGAACCGCTGACGGTTGTTCATGATATCATCGGAGTTAACCTTGACAAAAATACCATAATCCTGAAGAGGTACATCTTCGTCAATCTCCATAATGTCAACGCCGATTTCCGATACGATGGGTTCATACTGCTCCTTTAAGAATGGGAAAATGGTCTTGATGTAGTTCGCGTACTTCTGCAACAACTCGTTCTCAAAGATTTCAAAAGCCTTGTTCAACGGCTGTGTAATCAGACTGCTCTGCATGACGGCCATTTGGCTGACGCCTACAAGAGCGTCACCTTTCTGAAAGCCTTGACGAGCGTCGTTGATTCCGGAGATCTTGTCAATCTCCATGTCGATGTACGATGCCAGGTTCAAGTACAAGTTGATAGAATTCGAAATACCCGTGTCAATGCTCGGGAATGGGTTACCGTTGGGCGGTACCGCTTCCTGTCCGCTGCTCGTAAATGCAATACCGGAGGTCTTCAGGTAGTACATCACGTCCTGCAACTGCAGGTTGTCCGGCTTGTAGCGAAGGTCGTAGACGAAACCCTTACGGCCTGCCGTTGACATCTCCTGCTGCACGGTGTACATGATCAGGTCCTTGAACTCCTGCAGAGCAGACATCTCCTCAACCTTGGATACGGTCCTAAAGTTGGTGTACTGAGGAGAGATAATTGTGTAGCTGTACTCGGCTTTCACCGGGTTGTCAACGCTATCCCTTACGATGTTGTTCATCTCGCCCCACTCCTTCACGACGCTTGACCCCACAAGGGTTGCCTTGCGGATCGTCTCGATGTTCCTCGTCTCAATGCGTCCGCCGTGCTCCTTCTCCTTCTCCGTCAACTTGGGCTTTTCGTCTTTCCCTAGGATTTTGACGTGCTCACCGCCGTATTGGTCCACGGTTACCTTAGCGCGCACTTGGCGGATGTCTCTCCACTCTGCGTAAAACACCAAGCACATAAACTGGTTGTTCACGGTGATGTAGGGCAATAGGAAGTTCGTTCCGTTCTGCGAATAACCGCCCCATAGCCAAGAACCCTGGTCGTACCTTATCGTATTCAACTCCTCGAGCGTCAAGCCATAGGTGTCGCAGACCTCCGTAACCGGAGCGTAGCGCCATTCACCAATGAATGCGGATGTACTAAAGCTGTCGTCAAAGACGTAAGGATCCACGATGACATACCTCGGGTCTACACGACGGATGTGTGGCTTTCCGTACTTGAGTTCGTGCTTACCAATAGCCCGGCCGGTTATGAGGATGTCCCTCCAAAAGGCAAGCCTGGTCTGCACGTATTTGTCCCTCTCAATCTCATAGCGTAAGATGGAATCCATGGTACGCTCAATGGGTTCCTTGTAAGAGGAACGCATGTAGAGGTCCAGCTCCTCCTCCGAATACGGCAGAAAATCCGGCTCCTTCATCTCAATGAGTTCCCCCGTAGGGTCAATCTTTGGCATGATGGACATCATAATCTTCTGGGCAATGATGGAAGACTTCTTCTTCATCTTGCGGGATACCGCGTCACGATTCAGCGTCTTGCACGATACGTCCAGCTTCTGAATAGCCACCTCCCCTTCCAGGAGGTTGACCTTGTTGCGGATCTTGTTGAAGTTAATCCACAGCGCGGGAAGGCTCCGTCCGTTGTAATCCTTCTGCAGGAAGTCAAACTTCTTGGAAAGGTCGTAGTCTCCGTTGTAGAAGTTCATGGACCGGTCCATGGCCGTGTAAAGGTTGGGGATGTAACCGTTCGCCACCGTCTGCCCAAGAATAGCCAAGATGGCTTGCTTGTGATAATCCTCCCCTTTCTGCGAGTCTTGGACCCACATATTGGGGAAAGTTGTTTGTATTGCAGTAGCGCTCATTTACGTTGTAGTTTTCCCTCCTTACTAAAAACATAGTCAAAACCCTTGAACAGGTCATGGCTTGTCTCTTTTCTTAACAAACGGCTTTTGGCTACGGTTCGTAAATTAATCAAAGTAAGGCCCCAAGCATCCACTCGGTCGTACTTTTTCTTCTTGTTGTCCGGGTTGTAATTCGCCAAATCCGACAGCAAATCAGAGTAATGGTAATGTTCAATGTTGGACGTCAGGTCATCATCAATAACGCCAATCATCTGATCCTTAACCATTTCGTCCATGTAAACGCCGTATTCAACGACATTCCCCGGCCTGGCTAATTTGCCAATCTTAGGCGGCTTTTTCGCCAGAAACTTCGTTAAGTCCCGATCCTGGAAGTAGGATATCATTCGGGCCCTGTTTCTTTCAATCAACACCGTGCAGGTGCTCTTCTTGCTGTAGTACTCCACCGCCAGGGCGCATTGCTCGTAGGCTTCGTTCATATCCTTTGGCTTGGCTGTATACTGCAATACGGCACCACCGCTGTGCGTCTCCTCTTCCCCCAAGTGCAGTCCCTTCGCGATGAAGAACGACAAGTCTGAGCCAATGCCTTCTTTCTTGGCACCATCCGTCGGGTCACACCCGGCGGCATACTGAACGTCGTCAGAGGGTTCCTCCAACATGATGACATCCCCGTCTTCCTTAGGGATGAATACCACCTTGTCGTTGGATTTGCGGAATAAACCCCTCTTCATCTTGGGGGGATGGGTGTCCAAATGGGCAATGCGGTTGTTAATTAACTCCACGTCAAAAGGCGAATCACCCACCTGAATGAACATTTCCTCGGCCTCCAAGGGGTACTGAACGATGAAGTCGTAATACCGCTTCATGGACTGCTTACGCTTTTTCTCGCGCTCACTAAGGATGTACTTTAACCCCTCAATGACATTCTCGTTGCCTAACTCGTTGTCAATCATGAACCCACTCCACCCGGCAGCAAAGTAGCGGATAAGGCCATAGCCCTCCGCGTTGTACCAAAAGTCCTTGAAGTCATCGCCATTCTCTGCGGCATCTCCCGCCGTACCAGCGAGGATGGGAACGCCCTTCCGGGTGATACCGTCATCTGCTGCCAAAGCCGGCTCCGTATAAGACCAGTTCTGCTTGAGCTGCCCTGGGTCCCACTTGCCAGGCTCCTCGTACACCACCATGCGCATACCGGATCCCTCAAACGACGTCGGCTCAGGCGAACGACCAAAGATCACCGAGTTAAGACCCACCTTCTTGATGTTGCCATCCTTGTCGCGAATCTTCTTGGCGAACTCTAGGCGCGACGCCGAGTTACCGGCCATGGATGTAGCGCGTAGGAAAGACGGCAGGTTGTTGTAACCGGTCTTCAGCACGTCGCTCATGAACTTCTTCATGTCCTCTTCGGACTTGGATGTGAAACCAATCTCCGAATAGGGGTTGTGGATCGCCGTGCAGTACATCGCGTTGGCAAGGCTGTACGACTTGCCCCAACGGCGCCGTCCACCGAGGATGACGCCCTTACCGGTATTGTCGGGGTAGATGCTTGACTCGCCGTACAGGCAAGACTCAATGAGGTTGAAAAATTCCGCATTGCACCTTCGAAACTCCGGGGATATAAGACCACCGTTCTTGGACTTCATTTTCCAGAAGTAGGTGTACATGTACATCATACCACAGATGCCGTCGTGCCCAAACCTCGTCCTGCGTATCTGTTCGTTCTCCCACTTGGACTGTTCCGTCCGGCTGGAAAACGAAGGAATAATCATCTTCTTGGGCTTGTAGGTAGACCGTTGTATGTCGCCAATCTTGTCCAAGTAGTACCTGACCCTCTCGTTGACGTCAAAGGCGCTGTTGAAAAGGTAATCGACCAGGCTTTGCTTCATGCGTGAAAGCTGTCAATGGCGGACATCTCGTCCTCAGCTGAAGAATCCTTCTGCATGTCCATGTTCATCTCCGTGTTGATCATGATCTCAATGGCCTTACGTTGTTTGGTCAGGTCAATGAGCGATGCGGAAAGCTTCTTAATCTCGTCTGCCTCCAAGCCTTGAGCCCCTTTAAGCCTCTTGCGTATCTCGGACAGGGCTGCCTCCAGAGCTTCCAGGGACTCCCTCTCCGAACCAATGCCCTGCATGTCGTGGTATGCCTCAATGTACTTGCCAATCTTGTCCTTGCGGACTGAAGACACGTTGAGTAGTGCCTTTTGGTAACGTTCCTCGGGGGATAGGTTCTTGTAGGGGGACTTCCAATCCGCGTACAGGGCTACGAACTTGAACTCGTCCGAGGTTATGCCCTTGAACTCCGTTAGGATGGACAAATGAGGATTGTCATCAAAGACATCCTCTTGACTTATTTTAAATAGCATTTAAAAAATGTTGTTCCTATACTTAGAAACTAAACTCGCGAACTGCTAAGGCGGAATACGAATTTATTTTTAAGTTCTGAGCGTTGACTCTTGATGATGTGTTAAATGTGACATATCTCGCTACACTTGACGAAGCCCCTTGGTTTGACGACCAAAGATCTGCACCTACAGGAATAATGCTCCGCAATCCGTATGGGTCAGTTGTTGCGTAAAGAAGAGAGTCATAAATGGCATTCAAGGCTCCTTCAGAAGGCAATGCCCAATCGCCATAGGTAACCCCGCCTACTGTTGCTGAAAAAGCCTCGGCAGATACGGATGCTCCAACGCCAGTAGCTGCTGTTGCAATTAATGATGTATTTGTTGCACTTTGGGCGATGCCAGTTGAGGCAGAATTTACTGTAAAGCTAACTCCTGTTACGTCTGTTCCGGTCGGCGTACACCAAACAATCGAAGCGTTAACTGTTCCTTCGTACAACACATATCCCTTTCTTGTAGATTGATCAACATAAAAAACGATACCTCCTTGAGTCCGATCTCCAATTGCCGGTATTACCGAAGTAATTGGCCAAGAAAGAATATTTATTTTGGTGTTTGACAAAATGCCGTCAGCATTGGTAAATCCGGAGCTTTGAGTTACTATGCCAAGTCCGGTTGCTGATGTTGCCGAAATCCTTACAATTGGATTATTTGCCGCCGCAATTGGAGACGAAACGAAAAGAGATGGAGATATCCCAATCGGTGTCCCAGTAGGGAATGCCAAATCGTATGTGCCAGCGGCACTCCTAGACCCAGTTACTTGCGTCTTCGTAAGTCCGACATTGCTGTATAAGGCATTGACTACCGGAGCGTTTGTGCTTATCTGAGTTACATCTAAGCTTATGTAATTGAAGGGAGATTCGTTTATTTTTGAGTCATTAACGATATCGTTAATATATTTTGATGTAATAAATATGGCTGGATTGCTGCTTGGCTGACTTAGTACAACCGATGTTTTTGATAAGCTTCGCTGAAGTTGAGCTAAATAAGTCGTATTGACCAACACCTCTCCCTTTGACGATCCCCATGGCGTCTTGTTGCACGAATCGGGAGTCCCAATAGACACAAACTCACCCAATCCTTGGGATTGTTCTCCGGACTTGAATGACGCCAATGTTTGATTTGCCACCATTAAGTCTCCATTCGTGAATACAACGGCAGTCTTTGTAGACTGCGTGGTGTACATGTATACGATTTGTGACGCATTAATCGCACAAGGAGAGTTTGGCGTACCTTGTTCGGTTACAAAATCAAAGAAGATAAGTTTTGCACTCATTAGACTATGGGAATAATGGTTGAAAGAGGAGTTGTGGTAGCCAAAACTAAACTATCTGGGGTGTCAAGGTAAATTTCGCTGACCACGCCTGTAACTCCTGCGTCAATAAAACGACGGTCGTCTGCAATAACCCCTGCGGATTTCAGCTTTGAGAAAGCAAAGATGCAGCCAGATGTTCCGGTTGCAAATGTGTTGTTCAGGATCCTGTTCCCGCTAAAGAAGAATACAGGGAATCCTGCCGACATCGTTTTTACGTTGTTGGCCCCTAAGCTTGTCGATGAATTGTAAATCTGAGTTGGAGTCCTGTTGATAGCAAACTCAAAGCACTTGTTCTTGAAAACGTATTGAACATTGGAAGAACCGGTTGCCGTTAGGTAAGCCACGGCGATATGCTCCATGTTGATGATAAAAGCACCCGTAGCCGTAGAAACACCCGTCACAGGAGCATCGTACTTACCAATGCCGCTGACGGTGCTTGTTACCTGGGTGAGTGTACCCGATGCGCTCGTTAGAGTTCCATAAGACCCCGTGGTGATTGTCGCTACCCGATTGGCACCAATCTGCGCGTCGTAGAACTCTACGTACCGGTTGGCACCAGAGCCAGCGTAAGCCCACTTAAAGTCGTCAGAGGAAATAGCCGTTTCACGAAGAGCATTCCCCGTGAGAGCGGTTCCGTTGTTGTTAATTACCTCAATAAAGCGAATTGCACTTGCCATAATTTTGTTAGTTCTGCATCATTAACAATATGGCTTTGGCTATCGTTCACTCCTCGTCGTCCCCAAAGACGTCGTCAAAGCCATGGTCAATCTCAATGACCGCACCAATAGACGTCAGCAACTTATCACAGTACTCCTCGTCCTCCCAATCAATCATCCCAAAGTAGCAGAATGCAGGGCCGTTCTTGATCTTCTCCACCGAGAAGGTCTTTGTGGCATCATCGTAGTCCGTGATTTCCCCATACTGCAGGATGGTGTACCGGCCATCTTCGTGCGGCACAATCTTGTGGGTGGCACTCTCCCAAAGCCCGGGACCCTCCATCTCGTCATCAATCCAAGACCTGGTCTTGGGCTCAAAGCCGTAATTACTGAGCGTCTTCTCGATGGCCGTCATGGTCCAGGATTTTAGTTTTGTAATGGCTGTTGGTCAGAATGGACCGGTAAATAAGCTCGTAAACCTCCTTGGGCGTGTGAAGCATCTCCCGGTAAAGCTCAAAGTTCATGTCCTTGATGTAGAACGCATGGTCCGCCATCAAAGGCACAAAGCCAATCTCCCGGGACGTATCCAAGCGATCGTAGTATTCCTCCATCAATTCCACCACCATACCTGGGTGCCTGCGAATAAGGCCGTAGTTCATAGCTCTTCTTGTTTACCTTCTTCCAACTTAACAATTCGGTCGGTCTTTCGTTTCATGGATTCAGCAGCTTTTAACACTTTCATCCGGTTTCCCACAAAAGCCATGTCGTAGTTGATCTCCATGTCCCCATCCTCCCCACGTACCACAAAGCCCAAGTCCACCAAACCCCTCAATGCCCGGTAATAGGAGGACTTGTCCTTCCTTGGAACACCCAAACCATCGCACCACAGGGAATACCCCTCAAAACTCATTTTAAGGCTCACAGTGCCATTCTTTAGGCAAGACAAGGCGTACATACCCAAAATGAATTCCAAGGGCTTACAGCGAGCTAAAACCGGCACGGCAGGGTAAAACAGCTTGACAAACCTCGCTCTGTCAAAATCAGAGGTAGGAATCAGTAAAATCCTCTCATCCGAGAGAACCACCTCCCCCGTATCGGGGTCCATCAACTCACGGTGTCTTTGGTACTTGGGCATAAATCAATCTAACGGGCAAACAACCCTCAAATATAACCATAAATCACCCCAAAAGATGCATAAGTAGTGGCACCACATACCACTCGAGTGGCACCACATGCCACTCTATCAATTTTTAGTGGTCAAAAATCTGCGTTTTTGATATCAAGAAGGCTGTTTTTTAACTACCCCCCAAATTCCCTCTAATAAGATATGAATAAGAGGGAGCACTCTCGGTGTTACACCATCAAGCAACGCAGGAAACCACACCTCAAGCACTCCCTAATCGAGTGTACCGGCACCTGTTTCCTCAAAAGGAAACAACTTGTCACAAATCCTGTCAAAATTTGTGACATAATTCGGAATTATACCGAATTGAACTTGTTGTAAGTGCAACAAAACCCCTTCAAGGGGGTTTTGGTAACTGATGTAGGCGTAAATTTAGGGAATTACATGGGCGTAATTTTAGGAAATGACATAGGCCTAATTTTAGGCATTACCCCCCATCCGCCGGTGCTGATCCGTCGTTCGGAAAGTACCCTCCCCCTTGTTGCTATGGCCGTAAACAATCCATTACTACTTTAACTAATGTTACATAACACATTGTAATACAATGCCTATGGCAATGTATGTTCATGTAATGTTACAACACATTACGAACTAGGTTCTATGTGATAAAGTATAACAACAAATAAACAAAGGTTTATTTATCGTTAAAAATGTTTTGTGTTATGTAACAACAAACAAACTAAAGTTCGTTTGTTTGTTTTATCTTATGTTACATAACATATGGTGATATAGGAATGTGATAAATAATTGTAACACAACATACACCGGTTTTGGTGTATCTTATGTTACAAACAATGAATGAATAAATCCAGGTCTTGGTTTTGTAACACAACATGAACAAAAAACAAACGGTAGTTCATAACACATGTTACACTATTGGTGAACTAAATTTGTGTGAGTAATGTTATTTAAGGATGTAATTTTGGGAATATCCCATTTTAATAACACTAATTACACTATTTTCGGGACAATTCATAACAAAAGGTAAATTCACCTTTTGTTTAGGTAATGTTATAAAATATGCCTAACGGCAAAAATGATTTTGTTGTTGTAACACATTGTACACTATCACGACCTTGTAAT